AGGGGCCGCGCTCGATGCCAAAGTAGACGTTCCGCCCTGAGACCACAGGGGCGGCCTGAGAAGACGCTGAGAACTCCGTGGCGAGGTTCATCGTGACCGTTTCGGGGGTCAGTATAGGGCGGCCCTCGAGGACGAACTGTGCTTGATCTGAAAAGACAAGGAGGCTCTGATCCCACGGGACGGCCTTCTTCAGCCGAGCGACCTTTGTCGTCGACGCGGCGATATCAATAGGGTCGCTGTCGAGAAAAGTCGTCACCGTCTCAGCGAAGAACTGGAAGAACTCCCCGGAACGGGAAAACACGACGTTGTCGTCGGCCAGCATTCCAAGCCGGTTCTGGTAGAAGAAAACCTGATTAATCGTGTCGCCGATGAAAGACGGCTTCGGGGCGCTGTCCTCGTTGCCGACCTGCCGCTCGCCCCATTCGGCCTGTTTGAAAGTGAAGCTCCCGTCCGCCTCGCGGATGATGTTGTGCGGCATGGTGGCGTTGCGGATCTTGTATTGGACGCCGGGGGCGATGGTCTCTTTCCAGACGCCGTCCGAGTCCCCGCCGTTGTTGTCGTACCGGACGAAGTAGCCGTTGAAGTCGTCGGTATCAACGCCGGTCACCTGCACAGTGAAGTCCTGAACTGCGCGGTTGGGCAGGTCGCTGAACTTCTGCACCGTGCTTTCCACCGCTGTAGTCGAGGCGTCGCCCTGGCTGTCCGTGATACGGACGCCGAAGGACTGGCCATCGTCACGCTTTAGGTGGATGGTCGAGCCGATCTGAGTGATTGTGAAGTTGGCTCCGATGGAGTCTTGTAGGTTCGCCGAAGATGTTGCTTCGTTGGGCGTTGACCCGTTGATCAGTCCCTCGACGATGGCGTCGGTCTGAATGGCGTTGATGTGGGGTGCGCTAGACCCATCGGGCGTTTCGTAGTTGGCCGCCAGTGCGCCGTCAACGTAGATGTTGAAAGTGGTGCCGTAGTTACCCGCGTCAACGGATAGGAGGGCCTCTGGACTGCGTTCTGGCGAGGTGGCGCTGTCCATCTCTGTGAGGACGTTCTGGTTCACGATAAAAGTATAGTCCGCCACTGTGAGCGCCCGGAGGCTGTCTCTGAACTTACTGATCTGCGGGTCGAGATAGATGGTGTCAGCGGAGTAGTTGACGGTCTTTTCGTTTCCGTCCGTGTCGAACACCCGAATCACCGGATCGCCGCTGGACGGATCTCGGTAGATGAGCATGACGTACTGCTCGAACTTGTCCCGGTTGATGGTGTGAACGAAGACATCGTCCAAGTCTTCCGAGATGAGCTGTGCGATGTGATTGGTCGGGCTTCGCTTGACCAGCCCCTCAACCGTCGACGAATAGGCGTTCTCCTGTGCTTCCGCTTGGGAAGACCGACGGAGCGATGGGGGCTGCTGGGAGATACCATTGATCAGGTTCGGGATCGAGGAGCTGATGAAAGCCATTTAGGTGTTCCCTCGCGGAATGTGACGCCCACGAAGCTGGTGTTCGGCCATGCCGGGACTGTCGAAGATGCTGTAGTCAGCGACATCGCCCTCCCACTCTCGAAGCGTTACCCACGCCCGCATTTCGTCATTCCGGGTGAAGGCGTTGAGATTCTCCGAGCCGACCATGCGGTCGCCGTAGATGCGAGCCCCACGGATCGTGATGTAGCGACGGGCGGCCTCTGGTAGTTCCTCAAAGGGCAGCGCCAAGATGACCGTGACAGTCAGGTTTTTCGTGAACGTGTAGGTGTGGTTCTTCTTGTCGTACAGGCGGGTTCCCCGGATCACCGGCTCTACGTCATGGATCCGCTGGTCGTCGAAGTCGATCCGCATGATGTTGTCCGGCAGGTTGATCTGGCCCTTCCGGTCGGCGTTGAGGGTGTAGTCCTCCTCCATGTTGAAGTACCACCCCATCGTCTGGACTTCGCGGTTTACCTCCTCAATGACGCTCTCCGCACGGATGACATCATTGGTTTTCTCGCCGGTGAGCGTATTGATCGGAGAGAGCCCGATGGTCTCGAGGAGCGTGTTCACCGCCTCGAGGCGAGTCGTTTTGGTTACTGCCATGTGGACTCCTAAACAAAAAATAGGGAGCGACTCCGTAGAGCCGCCCCCTTTAGGTCGGATTGTGAGGACTATTCGATCAGGCCGTAGCCAGCTCGACCGCCGCCTCGGGGCGCAGGTAGTCATGCCCCATGGCGAACTTCGCCAGCATGAGGTAGCCCTGACGGCTGATCTGCCACTCGTTCTCCATCGCGAGATCGAGCAGCTTGACCGTACCCATCGCGGTGCGGTGATGAACCAGCCCGACGGTGGCCGAGAAGTCACCGGTGTAGTCGTTCTCAACGCCCGACGGGTTGCTGGTGATGTTGCTGTTCGGAAGGTTGTTGGACTTCACGATGTTGATGCCAGCAACATTCAGCACGTTTCCGTCGGCGAAGGAACCACGGCCACCCCAGTCACGGTTCAGCACCTTGGTGGTCTGGGCGAGGAGGTAATACTGCGCGGGGCGAACCGTCAGGTAGCGGTCGTCCTCCGGCACATCCTTCTCGTCGAGGGCCTGGGCCGCCTCGAACATGCCGTTGGCAAGCGTCTCACCCACAGTGCCGTAGTCGGCGTCGGTGAGCTTGGTGCCGCCCGGATGCTCAGGGAACAGCGTACCGGCAGCCTCACGGGCCGCCTTGAGTCCGACGATGTGGACGTTCTTGTCGAACTCGTTGGCGAGCGCCTCGCCGAGCTGGGTGCTGTAGATCGAGCGCACATCGTAGTGGTTCATCGCCTCGTCGATGCGCGGGATGAACGTATCGGAGACCAGCAGCTGGTCGATGTTGATCGTGCGCTCACGATGGGTGAACTGGTTGGAGCCAGTCAGTTCCTGACCGGGGGTGTGATAGTTGGCCTCGGCCTTCCAAGTAACCGGGAACTGCTTCCCGTAGTGCCAGCATTACTGCTGGGGTTGGACTGTCCCTTCAACCCACGCTGCAGCGCGTTGGATGGTTGCGCTACAGTCTCGAAGCATTCCGATGGCCCCATTGCAGTTGTGGCAAAGGAGACCTCGAATCCGGCCTGTCTCATGGTCGTGGTCGACGCTAAAAGCCTTGTATCGCTTCGAGTACAACCGGCGGCGGCATATACCGCACCGGCCCGCCTGTTTCTTGTAGAGATCCCAGTATTGCTCATTGCTGATGCCCAGGGATTTCTCTCGCTTTTCAACCAGCCGACACCGTTTGCAGCGGGTGTCACGGCGTCCGTCGCGGTCTTTTTTGTAGAACTCGCTCGGTGCCTTCGGTTGGTTGCAGCCTTTACAGGCGACTAGGGTTGCTCCGTGTCCAGTCTCTACACCTTCGCGCTCGTTGCGCTGTCTTGGCTCGGGATTGCCCTCGGGCTGTGTTGAGGGGTTCCCCGAATTTACGGAGTGTTTAGAGTCGGCCCAGTTCATGGTTAAGCCGACTTGCCCGATTCGATGGTACGCACGAAGTGCTTGTCCATCATGACCTGCTTGTTATTGAAAGCGGTGAGGACTTCGCCCGAAAAGACCTTCAGGAAAAGTTCACGCGCATCGCCGTTACCGGCGCTGCCGGGACGGCTGGGAGTATAATCTGCCATTGTTAGGTTTCCCCTTACATTGTGAGAATCATGGTTGAGTTGCCTTACCCGACCTTCTCCTCACGTTGTCCGCACAGGGTTGTCCGCCGCAGCGGGCCAAGGCGTCCTTCGTGGGACGTTCTGGGGGTTACAGGCTGTCTGCCCCCTTAAAAGGGGTGGAGACGGCGGCCCTTGAAAAGGCGGGCCGCAAACCTATCCACGGGCGCGTGGCCCGCAGGGGGAGAGAAGTAGCCGACTCTCCGGGCGTCCCCAGAGCGATATCCGTTGCCGGATCACGATTTGCGCTTGTATCAGAGGCGTGTCGGCATTGTTTTACTGAGTGCAGAAGGTCTCGACCTCTCGATTGATCTCGGCGACTTGTTCTTTTTCTTGCCGATCCATAGCCGAGATGACCTCCTCGGAGGGATAGAACGTGTTGTCCGAGGCCCAGAGCGGGCAGGACTCACTCACGCTCGTCTGGGTGGCGCAGCCAGCGGTCAAGATCATCGCCGTCAGCACGGCCAACCTCTTGCTCCATGCGCTGCGCCTTTCGTGCATCACGAAGCTGCTGTTCGGTCTGCTCTGCGCGGGCCTCATCTTTTCCCTCCTGCTTGGCTTGATGACGAGACCACAGCCGCCAAATGATCGACAGGATCTTACCGGCTGCAGATGAAAGGAGGGCCTTGATGATGCCCATCGCTTACTTCTCCTTTTTCTCCTTGACGCCGTCCAGCTCGCCGGGGAGCTGCTTGGCCCGCTTCGGAGCGACGATGCCGGCGATGATCTCAAGGCCCTTGTAGACCTTGCCGACGATCTTGTCGTCCATGGGGGTGTCGGTGGCGTTAACGATGGCCATGGCGGCCACCTTGGTGCCAAGGATGCCGAGGAGAACGGCAGTCAGAATCTCGCTGTTGATAAAGTCCATAAGGTGCCTCTTAGAAGACGTTGGAGCGCCGTAGCTTCTCCTGAATTTGCTCACGGAAGGCCGGGTCGTTCTGATAGCGGGTGTCCTTCATGGCCTCTACCACCTGCTGGGTCGAGGTGAAGGTGTCGGTCGGCCCGGCGCTGGTACGCCCGGACAGAGACCGGGAAGGCTCCTGCCCCTCGGACTGGCGGTAGCGGGCGTAGAGTCCACGGACGGCCCATTTGGCCGCCTCTGAGCCGCCCTCGACGGCCCGGTTGAACTCGTTGATTTCCTGCTCGGTGAGGTTCTTGGAGGCCCAGTCGGTGATCTCCTGATAGCCTTCCTGGCCTCCGACCTCCTGCATGATCTCGTTGACCTGCTCGGCGGCCTGGCCCTGGGCATCGGCTTTAAGCCCCTTGATGTAGGCGTCGACCATCTCTCGGGGGTAGCCGGCCTGTTCGAGCTTGCTGTAGGTCTCGTCTCCAAGCTGCTGATTCTCAGCGAATTCACGCTGCACATCAGCGGGATCAACCCCTGCATTGTTGAGCGCCGAGTCGATCGCCTCCGAATAGTAGTGGCCCTTGTCCGACTGCTCGCCCTGCTCGCCTTCGGGCTCGGCGGGCTTCTCTTCGCCTCCGTTCTCACTGTCGCTCTGCTGGCCCTGTCCGAGCTTCGATTCCAGCTCCGCGTAGGCGCGGGCCAGCTCGTCAGGCGTCTCGAACTTCTCGGGAAGCCACTCGGGCCGCTGATTGCCCTCGTTGTCCGTGTTGGTTGCGGGCTGCTGCCCTTCGGGCGGGACGGCTCCGGTCGAGCCGGAATCCATCTGAACGCTATTGTTCTCAGCCATTGGTACTCCTTGATTGGTTGAGCGTCCCCTGTCCTGAGACAAGGGACACTATGTTCAGCCCTGCTGAGGGCCGCCCTGCTGCTGTTGCTGCATCTGCTGCTGCATCATCTTCATGGCCTCGGGGCCGAGACTGTCGGTCATCTGCTGCATCTGGGCCTGCTGCTGCTCCTGCTGGATCTGCTCCTCGGTCTTGATCAGACCCTTGGTGTCGATGCCATCAGAAGCGGCAAGTCGGGCGATGAAGTTGCGGATGTCGACGTACTGCATGACCTGCTCACCACCCAAGGCTTCCGCCAAGGTAGAGAGAAACTCAATGAGCTTGTTCCGGTCGTGGCCCTTGCCGAGCGCCTGGATGCCGGTGGTGATGCTGACGTTGACCTTGTCTCGCGGAAGGCGGGGCATCTTGCCCTGCTTCTCGAGGAGGTTCATCTTGCGGAGAACGTAGGGCTCCTGAAACTCCTGCGACAAGATGCTGTAGATGCCGCCCAAGGCGTCCTCAAGTTCTTGTGCCATGTACCGGATCTCAGCCGCCGTTACGCGCTCGGCGTTACGCTGGATCGCGGTATTGAGCAGCATGGCGAACGACAGGCGCTCCTCGATCTTCATGATGCTGTCCTGAGCGACGCGAAAGTCGTTGTACTTCTGCATCTGGAGGACAGTCACATCATTGGCGTCGCCCTCAGCGATATCGCCGGATGCCTTCTGAGCCAGCGTCCGCTGCCGTGTGGAGCCGTTGGGGTTCACAAGGAACAGCACCTTGGCCGCCGCTGCGCTGCCTTTGACGATGGCCTCGGAGAGAGTCTCGAGGGAATGGAGGTCGCCGATGTATTCTTCGATGTAGCTGCGTCCGTAGCTTTCACCGTCGATCTTGTTCAGCCGCAGGGCGATGTAGGGGGAACGCTCGACCGGGTATTCAGCCTCGGTGCCTTCCACCTTGACGCCCATCACCTCCTGATAGGACTTCATCTTGTTGGACTCGCGCCGCACCCAAGTGAAGACCGTGACCTCTTTCGAGCCCTGTTCATCGAGCTGGCTCTTGAGTTCTTCCTCAAGGTCTTCTGGAAGGGCATCCCGGTCGATGGTCTCTTTGACGATGACCTCAATCAGGTTGCCTGCTGGGTCGCGCTGGCAGACGAAGTGAGGGAGCGCGTAGAACCGCATCCCCTCCTCGCCTACGAAGATCAGCCCGTTGCCGGCGACGACCAGATGCTTGAGGGCTTCGAACATCGTGACGCGGTCGGCGGAGTTCTCGATGCTCTCCATGACCACCCGCTCGATGCGCGAGAAAGCCTCTTTGACCTGCTCTTTCAGCTCGACATACTCGTCCTCGTTGCCGGCCTCTTCCTGCAGCTCGTACTCATTCATGTGCAGCTTGAAGAAGCTCGAGTTCGGCGGCATGAGCGCGAGCAGCAGCTTGGAGGCCAGATTGTTGACGCCCCTCGACCCGATGCTCTGGTAGGGCTGGTAGAGCTGAGAGTGGGCCGTGGTGTTTTCCGGGGGGATCAGGGACGGGATGGTCAGCTTTGAGGCATCACGGGCTCGATCAAGATAGGGCTGTCGGCCAGATTCTAGCTGCGCGAAACGCTCTTTCGCCGTACTCGCCATTGGTTACCTCTCTTTAGCCCTGGGGAATACTCAGCCCGGTGCCTGAAGAACTCGGCCCTTCGAGCCGAATACGAAGGCGACTAGTGCCGGCACTCTTGCGGTTCTTGTCCTTCTGCTCAGGGGTCTGATTGCGATTCTGATCGGCCCCTGTAACGGGAGCCGTCGGCGCTTCTTTAGCAGGCGGCGGGGCCGGCTTTGCGGAGGGTTCCGGCTGCTCCGGCGGGTCTGGAGAACTGCACATGGCGGTTACCTCTTCTCTGTATCAAGGATGTTTTCTTCTTGGTCTCGTAGCTGCTGCTGGAGAAACCGAACGACACTGCGCTGGCCTGATTTGAACCAGACCTGCCGATCCGTCCAATTCAAGTCAGCACACTGTTCAGGGAACAAAGCGTCGAGGGCTTCAACCTGCTCGCGGGTGAGACCGGGAATCTTTGTCTCAGGCATATCCACCTCATGAAAAAGCCCCAAGGCTACCAACCAAGGGGCTCTATATAGTGGACACTTATATTGGCTCTATGCCCATATAGTGTCTTGGAATATCAGCGAACCGGACAGGCCCCTGACTCGCAGTCCGACTCGATAGGCCCGTCGAGGGTCGACACCTCGTCGATGGGTACGTCGCGGAGCTTGGAGACGTACTCATTGAACACCTCCTCGGTGACCACCTCCTGCGGCAGGTAGGGGAACCCGAGATCCTCGGCGGTCTTCGTCGGGTCGGGACGCAGCAGGAAAGACACGCCAACGTAGTCATCCCAGTTGTTATCGAGCCAGTCGACAATCTCAGGGACTTCCTCCGGCGAGTAGTAGATCGTCACGCTGGTGTTCTGCTGAGTCCAGTTCCGCTGGGCTTGCTGGTAGCGGTTGAGCTGCTCGACGGCGGACTCGAGGTTGACCTCCTTGCCGTTCTCGTCAACATCAAACTCGACGCCGCTGTAGTCCACCGGGAGCGTGATCAGGACGGACTCCGGCTCACCCGGCTTGTCGAACACCCGGTATCCAGCGGACTGCGCTTTGGATACCAGCGGATCCTCGCGGGAGAAGGTGATGTTGTTGAACACATATCGCCCGATGGGCCGATGGACGCCTTCGGTGGTATCCATGATCTTCGACAGGGTGCCGCTGGGCTTCACCGTGGTGACGTTCTTAGGCCGCTCCGTGCCAAGCTCGTCGGCCATGCTGTAGGCGGCATGGGTGGCCTCACGCTGGAGCTGGGTCAGCTCGTAGTCGGACATGGGGTTCTTGACCTGCCCGGTCAGGCTGACGCCACACAGGCGCAGGAACTGGTT